AGGAAACTTTAGTGGAGATCCACAAGTAGGATTAGACACTACATCAACAGATAATTACGAAAATATTTCGATTCCTGACGAACTCTTCGGTGGAGAGCAATCAGCACAGGAGTCCAATACAGAACAGGCTGTGACCACAGAGTCAGTAGAACCAGCCGAAACAACAGCAGAAACCAATGAATCACAACAGGAAGAACCTTCAGGTGATGTGAATGAAGAGCAAACTCAAACAGTTAGTGAGTCCCCAAATGAAGAATCATTTGTGTACGAAACGGAAGATGGCTCCAGATACACTGAATCTGATATTGAATCCTGGAAACAAGATGCTGATAACAGGCATTCCTGGAACAAATCCAATACGGAGAAAGCCCAGGAGATAGCCAATCAGCGTAGGGCAGTAGAGCCTTTGGTTCAGTTGGTTTCCAAATTAAAAGAATCGGATGACTTCATCGAAACGATGCAAGAAGCTATCGAAGATGAACTCGGTAAAGAAGCAGGGCAACTGTTCACACA